AGCGTTACATCCGAGATGCGATAGGGCTTTGGTTAGGCCATCAGTGACAGCCATCTTAGGTGCATCCTCGGCTAGTCTGCCTTTGGTTGCATCGAAGAACTTACGACACCCTGTGAAGGGGCCGAACATATTCATCTGCTCGCCATGCCAAACAGATATGTGTGCTAGTATACTGGCATCGCCATTACTTAGCTGCACTATTTCTGTATGTGACTGCCAGCCCCAGCCCACACCAACAGGGCCGAACTGCTCTGTCATCATGCGCACTTGGTATTGTGGATCGATAGCTGTAAAGCTACGCGACCCGAAGCTAACCTTCTTCAGATACTTGGGGTCTGACTTGGATAGCTTGTTCCATATATTTAGATTGTCCATTACTTTCTCCTCTTACTGATGCGTAATGCGCCACGTTTATCGCGGCGTATGGTTAATAAATCTGTGTAAACCTCGCGTTCATTGTCGGCAACTATAGCTTTGAGATCTTTCTTAGCTGACTCGAATGACTTAGCTGCTGGTTCAAACTCTATGTATTCTTGTGCTAAGTATGTGAAGTGATTGTCTGAACTAGCGTCACGTTTAATCATATCATCTATAGGTATCTGATTAATAGGTGATGCGATTGGTTGGTCGTGACCAATGGGTTCGTCGCCACTCTCGACGTGCGCCCAGAAATCAGTGCAAGCATCAAGCACTACATTTATATATGAGTCATGCTTCTTAACGTATGCACATTCCCATCTGTTGTTACCAAAGAACACTGACATGTATGCACCATCCATATTGGATAGCCATAGATACAGCTGCACCTGTGCCATGTAGTAGTCGCACACCTTGTCTAATGTATTGTGTGCAAACGTATGCTTGGCCTCAACAAGATCGTTAGTATCTTCTAGCACACCATCAAGCGTACCTATATACGGCACGCCATTGTGTGTGCGTGTGTACTTGTCTTGCTTCTCTAATATTTTTTTGCTGTACTCTTTCTCAAACCAACCGAGGTTCATGTCCTCTGTTTGTATGCCCATCTGTACTGCTACTTTGTGTGACAAATCTTCTGGCTCAACAAGGCCACGTTTGATTTGCCATAGCTCATACCAGTTGCCGTTCATTATTTTGACAGCGTCACTGCCGCCAATAAATCCTTTACGTTCCATTTTTATTCTCCTCTTATATGTACTTGTCTACTGCATTGTTGCAGTAGGATCAAGATATTTATTGAAGTCTGAGTCAACGAGATCTGTGTCAAGCAGCAGTCGTTGTCGATAGATAGAGTCAGGGTTGAGAATCCAATCTGGTATTGCGCCGCCAGATTTGATTCGCTTGACCATGAGTATAGCTGCATCGAGATTGCTCTGTGATGTCACCTTCAAGCTCTCGGTATTGCGAGAGTATTCTTCTACAGCTGTCTTCGTTGACATAACAAACGTCTTGATTGTCGGCCACGTACGCGAAGCTTGATACTGTCGGACGTGACCATCGATCTTTTTTAATACGACCTCGAGATCTATCTTCTCGAATGTCGTAGGTATATTACTGTTGATGTCTTCGACAATGAGCTGCAGCTCTTGACCTAGTGTGTCACGATCCATGCTAGATGGTGGCGTGTAGCGTTTTAAGATACTTTGCAGCCAGCTACCTATCATTGATGTGCGTTGGTTGTAGTCCATATGTTACTCCTTATCTATGGCTAATTTTTTTTGTGACATATCATTAATGATGTCGTCTAAGAAATCTGTGTTGGTTCTGCTGCTTGGTGCAACATCTTCTATATCATCCTCCCACCTCTCGCCATTGAGCCATGTCGTAGGGTGAGGGATGAACTGTTTGTCTGTGCCTTGGGTAGCATCAGCAAACTTCTGAACGGCAGTAAGAATTGCAATAGGATCTGCAATCTTACATGCCTTATCGAATGCCTTTCGAGCGTGTCCCTTTGCTATCTTGCGTGGGTACGCAGACCAGAACGCATCGAAGGGGGGTGTCTGTGTGACACTCCAAGTAGTATTACTATTACTATTAATATCTATAACATTAGATATAACTTGGGGTGTCTGTGTGACACTGGTCTTTTTCATATCATCCTCCATTAAATGTTTGAATCTATACACACTAGCTACGCCAGTACGTCCAGACTTTCTTGTTAGGTAATCGTTATCTATGCACCAGTTGATAGCACGTATGACTGTGCTTCTACTCAAGCCAGTTGTCTTGACTAAAGTTGGTATGCTTGGGAAGCACTCGCCATTTAAATCTGTATATCTAGCTAGCACAATCAAAATATATTTTGCATTAGGATTGTTTACTTGCCAATCAATAACATCTCGTAGTAATATGTCCGCGTACATTAGGTCTTTCCATTTCTTAATGTCCTCTTACCTGTTGAACCTCTGATAATAATTCACGCCCATATTATCAGAGGTTTACTTTTGTGTAGCAAGCGATTGACCTGCCGCTATCTAACTTAACCATTTCTTTCATAAAAGGATAGCCACTTTCTTTTAGCTCATGCATGCGTGATGCTAATCTAAAGCAGCTAAACATATCCAATGCTTCTAATGCTGTGATAGAATTGCCTTGATCGAGGTGTGCTTTAATCATCTTCGTTTGGTTTTCCATTTGTATCTCCTAGTAAGTGTTCAAATAATTCCGCTGGCATTATTACCAACGACTGTGGTTTGCCTGTCTTTCTTTTATAGAAGGCTATGTCCCTACCATCCAGCACAGTGAATGGGCTAGGGAAATTAGATTTGTCTCGATACTTTACTTCGGCTACCAGCTTTCGTCCGCCCAGTGTGACGTGGATGTCACCACTCCACTCTCCTCCGAGCGCACCCGAGAGGGGGACGCGGTAGTTTTCGATGCCGATTTTATCGAGCCATTCGCAGAATCTTTTTTCGTGGTAGATTCCTTTAGACTTATTTTTGTTGCCATGTTTGCTCCTCATAACAGGTCATACATATGGTATGGTACGTGGCTGGATTAGTTGTCGCCATAATCTGCACAAAAAATTCAGTGCGTTGATCGCAAGCATCACAAGGATATGTTACTTGATTCAATATCTTTCGTGCTGATTTCGATCTGACAGCCAAGTGCTTCTACCCAACAAGCGAACATGAAACCAGAGGGAACACGCTTGTACTGCTCCCACTTGTGAATCAATGATGGCGTACAACCTATAGTAAATGCAAGACCTTCTTGTGATATACCTAATTGATTGCGTCTATCAATCAGACTTGTAATCATTTCGTCATACGTTGTGGTAACATATGTATCTTGCTTATAGTTTGGAAACTTTTGCATTCAGTCTACGCTTATCCTTGCTTGTAGGATACGCACCTTCCATCAGCTCCATCATTCTTATAACTTTTACAGCAGTATCATATCTTAATTCAGTGCTGCCATTTAATGTACGATAGTACGTTGACGTTGGCAGTCCAGCCTTTGTGAATACCCTATGCAAAGGGATGTCAAATCCCTTATGCTTTTCCTGTATCATATCCCAATAACTTTGTATCATGCTGCGGTTATGCAGCAATCAGTCAAGCCAGTCAAGTTCATCCATCTCAACGTAGCCTTTTCCGCTACAGTTATTGCATGATCTTAATGGTATGTCATCGTTGAGGCTGGCGTAAACTATCACGCCAGTACCATCACACTCAGGACAATCGTTATACTTAGCTTCAACTTCAGTATGGTATAGTGTCATGTAAATCTCCTGTGTTTTGATTATCCTCCCATGCTTTAATTGCACGTTCAAGAAATTTCTTGCGCACAAATTTAGAATTAGTTTTCTCTAGCGCATCAGCTATATCTATAAGGTGAGAAGGCCAAGCAACCATTGGCCCCATCAGATCTGCTATAAATTCGTAGTGCTGCCGAGTCATTGGCGGTGATTTAATGTTAACAGTTTTCATCAGGCAGTGCCTCCCATTTAAGTTGATGATCATTATCAAAGTACATACTTATGTACTGATCGTTGTCATTGGTATCAGTTACCTTCAACTCAATGACAGTAAAATTATTAAAGATCTTACGTTTTTGTTTGATCTTACTTACACTATGTATAGTTACGTCCATTCGTTTACCCTCTCTGGTCTGTCTTGGTACTCTGCTTTAAGACTATATCGACCTGCATCATGCGTGTCGTTCCATTGTCTACAAAAATCTATTGCCTCTTGCTCGGTGAAGAAAGCATGTGTTTCACTGCCTACTGCATTCTTAAAATAGAAATCCTTTTCACCAGCATGTGGTTCTAAA